TCAAAGAGGTCATCGCTACCGGCCTGAGTTGGGAAGAGGCCGATTCCACGCGCAACGAGCTGGCCGACGCTGACCGCGCCGCCAACCCCGCGATGAGCAGCTGGATCCGGGATATGTTCATCGTGGTTATCGAACCCCTCCCCGAGCCGCAACAGGAGCTATTCCATGCCGGAAGAGATCGTAACCGCCCGTCTTGGTGACCCGCTGTTTGCCGAAGCCGGGAACATCTGCCGCTGCCATAAGCCGCCGCTCATCCTCCGCAGCCCTGACCTGCTGTACACCATCAGCCGTGAAGGGAAGCTCGTTGCCTTTATGAGCGTAAGCAACGACGGACACCTGCGCGGCAGCTACGTCGACCCGGCATGCCGGCGCCAGGGACTGTACACGTCGATCCTCAAACGCATCATGGAGGAACGCCCCAAGCAGATCCTCCGCTCCGGCTCACTAGACCCGTCCCTCGGCATCAAGCTCCGTCTCGGCTTCTCGGTGGTGAAGACGCACCAGTACAAAACCTTCCGCAAGACGGATGTAATCTACGTCCCAGGCAGTCAAGCCGCACAAAAGGCCAAAGCCCATGAAAGAACTCCCCTGCCATAAGTGTCCCGGCCTCTGCTGCGGCCCTGTCCCACTCTCTTCCCGCCGCCTGAAGGCCATCGAAACCCACCTCGACTCCCTCAAGGACGACGAGTACCTAAGACTAAGTACCCAAGAGAGAGATAACCTGACGTGCGCCTTCTACGACACAGAGAAACACCGCTGCGCCGTGTATGAAGAACGACCACAGGTCTGCCGCATGTACGGGCTCACCGAAACCCTGCAATGTCCACGCCAGCCCAGCAACTGGGTCTTCACCATCACCGCAGACACAGCATGGATGCGCGCCCAGCTGGATACCACAGACATGGCCATCTCCTCCGCAGAGTATGTCTACCCGCGCCGCAGCTTGACGAAAGCCCAGTAGAACGAAGTTTCAAATGAGCACTACTCACGCACGAGGGGCAGGGAGCAGCGCGTAGCCAGTCCAAACGTGCTACCCCACCAACCCCCCGCGACAAACCCCGCTCCGCAGCCCCTACGCAGCCGCTCGGGGGTGTTTCTGTAGCCGCACCCAACCCTACTTTGCACACCCTACCGCCCGCGCGATGCAATCACGTTCGCCACGCCCTGATGCGAGAGCGTGTATCCCAGCGCGGCTACCTCGCTCTGAATTGCGCGCAACGAGCGCCCTGCGGCACGCATCTCGAGGATCTGCGCGATGGCTGCTTGCTGTCCTGCGTCCTCCACCAACGCCCCGTCGACCTTGACCCAGCCGAAGGGAACCGAGCCACCGAGGAAGCGCCCACGCTGCCGCTGGTCCGTCTTGACGTCGCGTATCCGTTCCCGGATGCGGTCACGCTCTGCTTCGGCTACGGCCGAGAGGATGGTGAAGACGAGCTTCGAGATCCCGTTGCCGGTGACGTCACCGCCCAGGTCGATCATGTGCAACGCCACCCCGCGGTCGATGAGCTCCTTGAGAATGCCCAGCGCGTCGAGCGCAGACCGGAACATGCGATCGAGCTTTGGAGTTATGACCACGTCGCCAGCCCGACAGACGGCAAGAAGCTGCGAGCCTTCGGGACGATCCTGCAGCGGCTTCGCGCCCGACACACCGCGCTCAATGAAGACCTTCTCGACCGGCTGGCCGAGCATCATTGCGTACCCGTCTATCTGCCGCTGCTGAGCCCCAAGGGACTCACCTTCCTCTGCCTGTTGATTGCTGCTAACTCTGCAATAGCCGTAAACCATCAATCCTCCTGTCGTAAACCTGTCAACCTGCAATCAGCATACCAACGACCATCAGCCGGTGTCAACGTTATGTAGCAGATTGACAACGATTATATTGGAATCAACGACTTGCGCGACGCGGAGCCTGTCAAACCGCCAGATTGACAAGCCGAAGCCGTCGTGACCCGAGCGGTGGCTGGCTGGCTTCGAGATCTCGGGCTCCTGCCCGGGACGGCGCTATCGGCCAGAGCGCAAGAGACCCGCCTGTCGGCGGGGCTCGTGGCTATTCGGGTATCTCTATCTTGAAGAGGGAGGCGACGCGGCTCTCGAGTAGTTCGGCGAATCCCGGCTGACGCAGACGCCGGGGTGTGTCGAGTTGCTCTTTGATCTTCCGCTTGAGGGCGATGACATAGGCGCGCTCTTTGCGCTGCCTAATCACGCGCTGGCGGTCGCCTTCCGGGTCGGGCGGGGAGGGAACAGGGTAGTCAATCATCGGCTCCCCCTGGCTGCTGCGGCCAGCTGCTGCCCGATCAGGTGGAGTTGCGTGGCGTAGGTAATCACATGGCGGTTGGGCTTCCCGTCGACCAGCGCCTGTTCGCGCTCGATCAGGTCCTTCAGGATGGCTAGTTGCATCGGGCTCAGGTTCATAGGTAGGTCACCCACATCCACCCGCCAACCCACAGGACGACGATGAAGGTGATCAGGCTAAGCATGATCCGCGCTGCCCACCCGCCCATCGCGATTACGAGCACTATGCCAAACAACACGGCTAATAGGAAGATCATCGGCTCCTCCATCCTGCCAGCTTGACGCTGAGCGCGATCATGGCCATGCCGAGGACTAGCGTCCTGGCGAAGTAGTAGGTCGGCCACACGACAGGGCCGGTGACAACGAGCAAGGTGACGGCGGTGACGACGGTGATGCACATGCCCGTCGTGAAGAGGACGGCAGAAATCTTGGTTTTCATGATGGCTCCGGGCTGGAAATGATCCCCGGGGGCGAACCCCCGGGGCTGGTGTTACGCTGCGGGGGCTTCCGTGGTCGCGGGAAGGGCTTTCGCGGCTGCGGCCATTTCCGCAGCAACCCGGGCGCGCGCTGCGCTACCCCGGGCTCCTGCTGCGTACTTCAGGGCTGCTTCAAGGGTCTCACCGCTACCCCAGCGCACAATCCCATCCTCGGTCCACTTTTTCCAGTCGGTCTGTTTCCGCTTTGGGTACTTCGCGGCGGGCACACCCACACTGTAGCGGGTTCCGGTGCGGGGCTTCGTGGTAGCAACCCCATCCCAGCTGTCCTTCGTGAAATACACCCCATCGGCTCCCAGTACCGCAACCACCATCGCTTGCATCTCTTCCGGTGTCTTGGGGGTCTCTACCACCACAGCAGGGGTCTCTGCTACTTCTTCGGTGCACCAATCTGCACACATACCTACGGGCATTTCGCAGGTGGCGCAGGTCTCTGCTACTACCAGCGCGGTCTCGGTTGTGGTGGGTACTACGGGGGCGGGGGCTAACTGCTTTTGCTTATTGCGTGGCATTTGTATCTCCTGTGTTACGCGGGTTGCGCGTCTTACTGTGTTACTTACTACTCTTTTATATTAGCAAATTGTTAGTACGGTGTCAAGGGTTATTTTCAACTTTTTTCGCTCTATCTGCTTTGTTTTCAACTTCCCTCCACTCTCTTATAATAGCAAAATGTTAGTACGAGTGCAAGGGCTATCCCTGTGGAAATGACAGAAACCTGTGGAAAAGAGCAAAAAAGCATGCTTGCCCACGGCACAGGGTCCCCTATCGCTCTCGCACTCAGATCGTTATGACACGCGGATCGAAAAGATTCTCAGACTCGGAGAGTCGCCGGATCGGGTAGAGTGGAGCGGCTGGGCTGGGTCGATCTAGCTGGAGAGACTGCGGCTTGCCGCAATACGTCTCGAGAGACCTGATGCATGTCTCGTGGAGCATCCGACAGCCCGGCTTTACTCCTTGGCAACCCGCAGTCGGGCCACTTCGCGATTGCACTCGGGGAGGTAGCAGTACAGGACGAGGGTGTTGTCCTCGGTCAGTTCGGCGCGTAGGGGAGCTGTCGGGTGGCAGCGTCCGACGAGACGGACGGGGAAGTCGCCGCAGAGGTCGCAGCCGGTCATCGCTTGGGCACCAGGCGCATGAGTTGGTCCAGCCGCTGCTGAATCATGATTCGGCCTTCCTCGCGCAGCTGTTCGGTGTATTCCTTGTCGTTGGCGGCGTAGAGGAGGGGGAGGCCGGTATCGACCGACGCCAAAATTTCGGCGCGGGTCGCTTCGCGACCTTCTGCGTACCACTCGACCCTGAACGGGTTGCCGAGTTCGAAGAGGATGCCTGCGCCGACGCCGCGGGAGTCAGCCTGGGTGCGGAATGGCTTATAGCGGTAGGTGTACCAGAGGCACATGGCGCCAGGGTTGCGGGGGATGCTGATGCCGGCCGTCTTGATTCCTTCTTCGGGGAGGCCATCGGTACGGCGCACCATGTGGGGCCGGGAGAGGAAGGGGCAGTTGCGCGCCGAGTACCGGGCACACTCGCGATGGTTCGGCGGTTCCGAGTTTACCCGGTTGATGGCGCACATGGGACCGATGACGAAGACGGCCTCGCGCCACAGGGGTTTGCCGCACGTCCAGCACAGGCGTTTGTTGATGCAGTCACGCATCTTCACCGGGTCGAAGGCGCGAAACTCCGGCTCGTCGCCCACGTAGTCGACGAAGTACGGGATGGGGTAGCCACGACGATCGTTGGGCAGACCGACCATCGTGGCTGGCGGCTCCTCCAGTCCGGGCCGCATGGGGTAGGTCTTGAACGGGCAGGCAGGTGCGGTCATTACGTCTCCTGTGATGGCGAAATGTTAGCACGACATTTCCGGTTTCCGGAAATTCGGGCGGGGCTGTTACGTGGATGTTCTCTGTAACGGCGATTCGAGGTAACAACGGGCTACTTGACTTGCTTGGAATAATTAAATTATGACCAGCTTCGAAGCCTATGGCGGTGTAGCCGACCCTTTGGCGAAGTACGGCGGGTACTGCATTCCGACACCTGGCGTCACCCAGCTGCAGTTCCATGAGAAGATCGCCGACTCGCTGTTTGTGCCGGCTCGCTACAAGGTCCTCGAGGGCGGCCGCGGCGGCATGAAGTCCTGGGGCGTCGCGCGGGCGCTCCTGATCATGGGGCTGCAGCGGCCCATGCGTATCCTGTGCGCCCGCGAGTTCATGACGTCGATCGAGGACTCGGTCTACAAGCTGCTCCGCGACCAGATCGTGGCGATGAACCTGGGCATGTGGTACACGGTCCAGAAGAACGGCATCTTCGGCACCAACGGCACTGAATTCCTGTTCATTGGCCTCGCCGACATGACGCAGCGATTGCGGCGAACGAAGGTAAAGTCCTACGAGGGCATCGACGTTTGCTGGATCGAGGAGGCCGAGTCGATTACCGACGAGTCGTGGTCCCTGCTGATTCCGACCATTCGCAAGAAGGGTTCCGAGATCTGGATTGTCTACAACCCCAATCTGGCGAGCGATGCGACGTACAAGCGGTTCCACGAGGCTCCCCCAGCTGGGACAATGTTGACGGAGTTGAACTGGAGGGACAACCTCTGGATCACGAAAGAGCTGCTGGACGAGAAGGACCACCTGTTTGCGGTCGACCCCGAGTCGGCAGCACACGTTTGGGATGGAGAGCTGCGCAAGCACGCCGAGGCCGCCGTCTTCAAGGGCAAGTTCGTCATCCACAACTTCATCACGCCGGTCGACTCCCGCTTCTACCACGGTGTCGACTGGGGCTTCTCCGCGGACCCGTCCGTCCTGCTGCGCATGTTCATCACCGGCAAGCCGCCGTACGAGGAGCTGTGGATCGACCGCGAGGCGTGGGGCATCGGGGTGGAGATCAACGAGCTCGCCCAGGACTACAACAACCCGGCGAGCAAGGCGGGGCTGTTCGACAAGATTGACACCTTCCGCAAGTGGCCGATCAAGGCCGACGCCAGCAGGCCGGAGTGCATCTCCTACCTGCGCCGCAACTGCGGCATCAACATCGTCGCGGCGGAGAAGTGGCAGGGAAGCGTGGAGGACGGCATCAAGCACCTGCGCGGCTTCCAGCAGATCCACATCCACAAGGATGGCTGCCCCCACACGGCCGAGGAGTTCCGGCTGTACGCGCACCGCGTGGACAAGATGACGGGAGAGGTGCTGCCTGGACTGGTCGACCGTCACAACCACTGTCCCGACGCTGCGCGGTACGCGCTCAGTGACTTCATCCAGCGCCGGGGCGTCGCCGCTATGTGGGCTCGTCTTGCGAGTTAGGCTCATTGCCGGGAACCCCTGCCGGGCCACCATCGCCCTCGTCAAAGATCACGTCCGGAGGCGCGGCGCTGATGCCGGCCGCGAAATACTGAATCGATTCCAACAGGTCATGGAGCGCGTAGGCTTCTTTCCCCTTCTGGTCGGCCAGCCACCGCTTCTGCCTGCGCAGGGCATTCCAGTCAATCAGCAGGGTCATTTCCAGTTCAGTCACGGTAGGCTCGGCTATTTTTACCCTCGGTTTGAAGGGCAGTACTGGCGCGCTAAGTGGTTTATTTTCCATATATTTAGTATACACGATTACTAATATTTTGTCAACACAGGGTCAGTGCGGCTGCAAACTAAATCGTGCTCGGAATTGCAAAGGCGTGTGAGTAAAGTGATAAGATTCGCGGAATATCGCCGCCGCCGCATCTGGAACCGCACCGCCTGAGACCTGAGAGCCCGTAGGACGCAACTGGAGGAGCCATGTCCAGAAAGGTCAGTGTGAGCGCCGCCAGGCGTGGGGAGATAGCTGCGGAGAAGGTGCGCGCCAAGAGTGCGAAGACCGCAGACTCCTTCCAGAACCTCATCGCCAAGCTGGGCATCGGGACCGACAACATCAGCTCGGCCGGAACCTATGGGTTCAACCCGATCACGAGGGAACGGACGCTACTCGAGTGGATCCACCGCGGCAGCTGGCTCGCCGGCCTCGCCATCGACATTGTTCCCGACGACATGACCCGCAACGGCTGCGAGGTCATCGGCATCGCCGCCGAGGATGCGCGGAAGGTGCAGGAAGAGGCCGTCGCGCTCAACGTGTGGTCAGAGCTGCGCGACACGGCCGCCTGGGGCCGGTTATACGGCGGAGCCATCGGCGTCCACCTCGTCGACGGCCAGAACTACGAGACGCCGCTGCGCGTCGACTCCATCGGCAAAGGCCAGTACAAGGGCATCCTCGCCCTCGATCGCTGGCAGGTCACACCTTCGGTCGAGGATCTGGTGTCGGAGCCCGGGCCGGCGATGGGACGACCGAAGTTCTACACCGTGATGGACAGCGCGCCGGGACTGCGGCGCCAGAAGATTCATTACACCCGCTGCATCCGCATGGAAGGCAATCGCCTGCCCTGGCAGCAGCGCATGGTCGAGAACCTGTGGGGGGAGTCGATTCTGGAGCGGGTCTACGACCGGCTCATTGCGTTCGATTCGACCACGGCGGGAGCGGCCCAGCTGGTCTACAAGTCCTACATCAGGACGTACGCCATTGAAAACCTCCGCGAACTGGCCTCGTCCGGTGGGGAGGCGCTCAATGGTTTGGCGTCGTACATCTCCATGATGGCTCGCTTCCAGTCGCTCGAGGGCGTCACCCTCATCGACTCCAAGGATAAGTTCGAAGCGCATCAGCATGGAGCCTTCGGCGGGCTCGCCGACGTCCTGATCCAGTTCGGCCAGCAGATCTCCGGTGCCATCCAGATCCCGCTGGTGCGTCTCTTTGGGCAGTCGCCGGTGGGCATGAATTCGACGGGCGAGTCCGACCTGAAGACTTACTACGAAAATGTCACGAATCAGCAGAATCGTGAATTAAAGCCGGGTGTGACCACGACCTTCCGCTGCATCTGCCACTCGCTGGGCATCAAGACCGGGGATGGCTTCGCCATTCGCTTCCGCCCGCTCTGGCTGCTGACGGAGAAGGACCGCGCGGAGATTGCCGTGGCGGTTACGCAGACCATCGAGGCCGGAGTCAACATGGGCGTTCCCCAGGACGTGGCGTTGCGCGAGCTGCAGGGCTCGTCCAGCGTTACCGGCGTGTGGTCGCACATCACCGAGGAGACGATCGACGCCGCCGACGACGAGGTGCAGCCGCCTCCCGCCGAGCAGGAGCAGTTTGGTGTCCAGCCCGGAGGGCAGGCATTCCGTGGCACGAAGACCGCAGCATGAGGAACGATGGAGCTAGAAACCAAGTATTGTGAGATGTGCGGTAGGCTGTTCACGCGCCTGGCTCACCCGGAGCCACCCGCACTGAAACCCCGAGACTGCCCTACCTGTATCGCTTTCCCTCCCATTGTCGACGAAGTTCACATCGTCCTGTACAAGAGCTACCGCATCGCCGCGGGGGTCAAGATATGAGGGAAGAAGCAGAGGCTACGGGTGGTTCGAGTCCACCCTTCCCTCAGCCAATTTCCGGTTTCCGGAAAAGCGAAGAGGAGACGCCATGGAACGATCAACTGCCTTGAAGGGTGCCCGCCTCATGTCGCTCCAGCTTATCGTCGACGACGTGATGAAACACGTCTCCCCCGCCGTCAAACTGGACTTCTCCGAGGCCGACGACCGGGAGAAGCTGCGCCACTGGCTGCTCACCATCGGCGGGTACATCATCCACGAGGTCACGGCGTCGATGGAAGAGGCGTCGACCAAGGCGCTGAACGAGGCGGCGCACCTGTTCTCGGATCCCCAGCACTACGAGAAGAAGAAACAGGGCCGCAAGCGTCGCGATGACCGTCGCGCTGAGACACAGAAAGAGCGCCAGGCTCAGGCCGCGAAAGCCGAGCTCAAGGTGGTCAAGTGGCCGACTGGACCGGTGCAATGACGGGGCACTGCAAGGCGCACCGCGAGCATGACCCGAGGTGTCCGAAGTGTCAGGTGGCGCGGAAGGCGGCACAGGACGAGGCCGAGAGCTACGTCGCAAAGAGGGCATGATGAGAGTGTGGACGGTCTTTCGCTTGTTACTCTACCTCGGCCTGATCCAAGTCGTCATCTTCACTGTCCTGGGGGTTGCGGCGCTCTACTGGTGGTGAGTACACTTGTCGCCAACGAAAAAGAAAGGGCGTCTTGCGATCGTTTCACCCGATACCAGACGTACCATTCAGGTCCGACTCGGTTGGAGCCCGGTGATGAGCCGGGCTCATTTTGTGTTAGCATGTGGAAATTCGATGGAGGTAGTACATCGCGCAGAGGAAAGCGTAAAAGCGGAAGGGGTTTTAGAACACCCTCGCCTTGACCGGCACCGCGGCCTATGCGGGTAAACGCTCCATCGGTTCACAAGATTGATCGTCGGCCCACCGCCTCCAGGCGGGAATGGTAGTGAACGGGAGAGGCAAGCGCCGGGGCTGAGCTAGTTCGCCTCTCCACCCTCTTCGTAGACCGCACTTGGATAAACAGCAGTATCCCATAGACATACACAGTACCTCGGCTTGCATTTTATTAGCACCCATGCCTATAGTGATAGTCCATATGGGAGGCATCACAAATGGCACCTAAGAAAGCACCAGGTCAAGTCAGCGTTCCAGCCCCGAACTTCGAGGTCGGCAAGTTCACGATTCGCGGCACCGCGCCGCTGGTCATTCACCGTTTCTCGGCAAAAACCAAAGCCGAAATGAAGGACAGAATGGAGACCGGCAAGGCGGCTGGAAGCCGTAAGAACCGCGAGGCCAAGGACACGGACAACCTCTATCAGGAGGCGCGCTACGTCTCGAAGGAAGGCTGGGACGGGTTCCATGCCGGAGCTCTGCGCCACGCGCTCATCTCGGCCTGCAGGCTGGTGAACTTTCGGATGACGCTGGCGAAGCTCAGTGTCTTCGTGGTGGCCGATGGCGTGGACGCCCTGGAGCCACAGATCCCGCTGGTGAAGATCATTGGCAAGCCCGTAAAACAAGAAGACATGGCCAGAGTTGAAACCGGCCAGCCGTATGTCACCGTCAGGGCCGCTTACCACGACTGGAAGGCTGTCGTGCGTATCCGCTGGGACCTCGACCAGTTCACCCACGTCGATATTGCCAATCTGCTGATGCGGGTCGGCATGCAGGTCGGCATCTGCGAGGGCCGTCCCGACTCCAAAAACTCGGCCGGCATGGGCTGGGGGCTGTTCGAAGTGGAGAAGGCCGATGCTGAAGCGTGAGATCCTGCGTGTCGTGCGGCACGTCGACGAAACCAACAAGGGCACCATCGAGGCGGTGCGTGACCTCTGGCCGGAAATGAGCCTTAGCAAGGAGGAGCGCGAGACTCTGATGCAGGAAGGGCTGGCGGCCAGGGCCAATGACGCGCTGCGGAGCAGCAAGACCCGCGGTGTGGTCGAGAGGGCGCCGGAGAACGAGATCGTGATTGGGGTTCAGGTCATCGAAACCAAGCGCGAGATGATCACCATGAGCGTCGAGATTTTGGAGCGCGTCTCGTTCGACATTCATGGCGAGCGCCGTAAGGTGGCCGACCTCACGATGGAGGACACAGAACACCTCATGGAGCGATCGAAGGCCATGATTCGCGGCCAGCTGCGGCAGTACCAGTTTGCTCAGTACGTTCACGAGCGGCTGGAGGCTACGGGAGCGAGCTCGGTGCGCGGCTTCGGCGTGAGAGAACAGCGCAAGCTGGCTCAGCTGCTGGAGCTCATCGAGGGCCGGGAGGATCTGAAGGACCTCCCTATCCCAAACATCAAAGGGCTGCTTGAGAGGTAGGTACGTTCGGGTGCGGCAGGTATGGCTGGGGGAGGCGCGTCTTGGCGCGGTCTGCTCAGGCAAGGTACGGCAGGTGAGGTGTGGTAGGGTCCGGCTGGGCGAGCTCTGGATGGGCAAGGCGCGGCAGGTGCGGAGAGGTACAGCAAGGATAGGTCAGGATGGGTCGGGCGCGGCAGGCAAGGCTGGGAGCGGTTAGGTCGGGCATGGTGTGCGAGGCGCGGCTGGTCAGGTATGGAATGGCAAGGCCGGGAGCAGCGGGGTCAGGCTGGGTCGGGCAGGCAAGGTACGGTGTGGCCGGGCGAGGTACGACGAGGCGCGGCAGGCAAGGAGCGGTAAGGCTAGGCGGGTCGAGGCGAGGTTTGCCGAGGCGAGGCCGGTCAGGAAGGGCCAGGCGCGGTACGGCAGGGCATAGTTCGTTCGGGTGCGGAGTGGCAGGAGAGGTGCGGTTTGGCTCGGCGGGTCGAGGTACGGCACGGCAGGCGGGGTCAGGTCCGGAGAGACATGGTAAGGCGGGGATAGGCAAGGCTGGTCAGGCGAGGCGAGATCTGGCGTTGCGGGGCCAGCAGTGGTCTGGAGAGGCCGGTTAGGCGTGGCTGGGTCGGGCAAGGCCAAGCTAGGCGTGGCAGGCGAGTACGTTCGGGTGCGGCGAGGCAGGCGAGGCAAGGCTGGGAGCGGTTAGGTCGGG